TGTAAACATCAGAGGCGGGGAACTAGAGCCAAGCCGTGCGTTGCGCGGTCTCTTTGGTAGCGATGACCCCAATGCTCTCATTGCTTCGCAGGATAAATCATTTAGGAACTACGATCCTGAGACAGAGATCCTTCGTGCCTTCACAGGTGTTACTCCTCTGACGATCAACCCAGAGCGGTCACTCTATTATGCAGGTGTGGAGTATCAAGAGGCCATACGGAATGCGACCAACCTGTTTAACAACGTGGCCTATCGCGGAGACGTAGACGCAGGATCGCTGTTGAATGCGTACCGCCGAGCAAATGAATCTCGATACCGTGCAGCCAATGCGTTCTACCAAAAGATCGAAGACATGCGGCAGCTTGGTTTGCCAGAGCCAGAGATCCGCAGGATTCTACGCGACCGTCGTATTGGTGGAACCGATATGCTTTTGCAAGGACGCTTCGATCCCTTCCGTCCAAGCAATGATGTATCGAAAAGAATGCAGCAGAACGGTACGCTGAGTGCCTTGCCTCGTCGTGAGATTGGTAACTTGTACAATGAGTTTAGATCGATGAGACTAACTTCGGATCAAGATCGTGAGCAAGAAAGACAGGATCGTCAACCAACACGTCCTGCTACTATTCCCGCTCCGCCTCCTGGGTTCCAACCTAGATCAACGGCACCTGCGCCAGCACCCGTTCCTGCTCCTGCTCCGCAGCCATCAATGCAGTTCCCCGCTCCGCCTCCTGGGTTCCAACCTAGACAGATTAATCCGTCGTTGGTTCCCGATCCTCGGACCAGGGACATCTTTAACAACAGAGGTTAGGTCACATCTACCTTGATTGAGACACCATTGCCGCCGAGAATATGAACCATGTCATCGGCGGCATCTTCTATCTCTTGGATGATATCTTCATCGCCTGTCATGACCGCAAGGTTAATAGACAAGTTAATGAAGTTAACAATGGCCTCGACCTGCATCGGGTGCATCTCTCTGAAACCTAGTGACGGTATGTTCTTATCTATCATTCTATCTCACCCCAATCGTCTTTGATTGCTACGTCTATTTTAGAGGGAACTTTGAGCGGCACACCAGTTTCCATAATCTTCTGTATTTGAGTAGCTTGCTCATCGCCCTCTATGTTAAAGCATAACTCATCATGCACCGTGAGCATAGGAGTAAGTCCCGCTTCATAGCAATCGAGCATAGCTTTCTTGGTCTGATCCGCAGCCGAACCTTGGATCAATCTGTTTAACGCCTTGTAAGTAAAGGCTCTTCTGAGTTTTCCCATACCGCCGTATTCTTTGTTTGCTTCCTCATACGGCAGCGGTTTGTTGTATCCAAAGGTAGAGGGTTCCCACAGATCAAAGCGACACAGCCGACCAAGTAGGGTACGAATCTGACCTTTGTCAGATGCACGGTTGGTTGCAGCCGTCGCCAGTTGCTTCACGAAGGGAACCTTCTGGTGGTGTTTGTTAATCAGTTCCTTGGCGTCGTCCTGTGAGATAGCCAACTGGTCAGCCAGCTTGCCCACGCCCATGCCGTACATGATCCCAAGGTTCACGGTCTTGGCTTCCTTACGGCTGATACCTGCTAGGTCCGCGACCATCTGGTGCAGGTCAACGTCACCGTTGTTGAACTCAGTGACGATGTTGTCGACCACTGGATCTCGCATCATGTCTGGCATGTTGGCAGCGAAGTGCACCAAGAGCCTTGGTTCTTGGCTTGAGTAGTCGAACGATCCCCACTTGGTTCCCTCTTCAGGGATAAACAAACCACGGATCAGCTTCTTGATCTCTGGGTCACGCGCAGGAATTTGCTGTAGGTTTGGGTTTGAAGAAGAAAAGCGACCCGTCACAGTACCGCCTTCGTCGCGACGGGTCGAGTGGAGTTCTGTATGGATACGACCATTGTGCTCATGACGCAGGATGCTGTCAATAAAAGTTGAATCTGCTTTGTCAAACTCACGCAGTTTAACCAGAGCCTTTGCAACCTCGGAGTCATGCTCGTTCAAGAATGCTTTGGTGAACGACGGTGCCCCCTTCTCTGTGCGTGGGTACTCTAGGTTCAGCTTATCAAACATCTTTGCAATCGATGCCGCCGCCCAGATGTCGACGTCCATGTTGGCTTTCTGTTTGAGGAAGAGACGGAGTTCGTCGGTTTTGGTCTTGACGTACTTCTTGTTCGCCTCGGCTTTCTCCAGATCAACACGCACACCCATCGACCGCATGTCTAGGATGCAGGGGATCAAGCCTGTCTCCAACCGCCAGATCGACCACAGGTCCTGACGTTCCAGTTCAATACGCAACGCTTGCCACAAGCGCAATGTCGCCACCGCATCTTGCTCCGCGTATGTTCCAACATACTTGGGTGGTAGCATGTACATCTGTGCCTTGGGATCGATGCCCCATTCTTTAGCCGCAGCCTGTAGCAGCCTCTCGTTCTTGCGCATCTGCACATAGTCACGGGCCATGGCATCGAGGCCAAAGGACCAGCGGTTCTCGTCCACCAGTGCGCCAGTAATCATAGTGTCGATGATGTTGCCTTTGATCTCCACACCCTCGGCGCGTAGCCAGCCAGCGTCGTAGGTTGCGTTGTGCATGATGATGTTCATCTCAGGTACGGACACCTGCTTGTTGATCCACTTCAATACCATCTTGGGATCGAGGTTGTGTCCGTTCTCGTGACGCATTGGGAAGTACCACTGCTCATCGCCAGCAGCCACAGCAATACCAATGATGTGTCCGTCCTTCCTGGCCCACCCTGGCCCCAGTGTTTTGATGTTGGGGTCATAAGTTTCCAGGTCGACAGCGATCTCCTTGTGACTGGTTAGATCGGGGAACCCCGACGGGATGTTCCAGTCTATGTCGATCAGGTCTAGTTCGTTCTTGATCTGATGTTCCAGATCACTACCGAATAGATTTCCTTGCATCTGCGATAACCTCCTCGATGCTGCGTTTTTCTTTTTCCACGAACTCTGCGCCCAGAGCCGTGTAACCTGCCTTGTCAACCCATGAATCTGGGTGATCTATTGTTTCTATAAGACGGCTGGTCTTTACCCAGTCCATCATCAACGCCACATGTGCTGGTGTCAGGTAACCATGACTGTTCAGTGCGCCACGCAGGATGATGTTCCACCCTTCCGCAATACGCGCATGGTTCTCGTGTGCATCACCGTAGTCGGATGCCCGATCTCCGTTGATAAGTTCTTTTGCTCTGTCGAGTACGTCGTCCCTGTTCAATGTTTTACTCCTGTATATCCTGTCACAACAAAGGTATTGAGTTCCTCATCCCATGTGAAGGTGACCGTCGGTAGGTCCTCATCCTTTACATCGTCTGGCACCCGTTGGCGCATCTCGCCTTCACTCATTGCAATCCATTCATGGATCGTTATCTTTCTTTCGGGGTCAGTCATATCTCATACCTGTATCTTTTATCTGTATCCAAGATGTGCAGTTCCTTTCTGGCTCTTGTGATGCCAACATAGAACGCACGGTGTTCATCGTCGGGATGCTTGCTCTCCACACATGCTTTGGTCGACGCCAAGAACACGATGCAGTTGTCATCCTCACCACCCTTCATAGCGTGGAAGGTCGACACTTTGATACGCGGAGGTTCGGTGATGCTTTCACCCCGACGTTCTAACGATTGTACATACAGCTTGTCGTCATCGCCCAGCCGCGCCACGTCCATCGCATCTCGGCTCAGTGGTGCCAGCATACCATAGTTGCACAGGTCCTCGTACCCAAACATCATCTCAGGGTCCGCCGTTTGCAGTAGCTTCTTTGCTCCCCGCTTCACGACAGCATAGTCCCCTTGTTTAGGCACAGCGTCGTAGAGCCGCAGAGCTTGCCCCATAGTGAGCTTCCCCCCGTTCTGGAGTAGACGCCACATAATCATCGCATGCCCTAGCTCTGGGTCGATTGAGGGGCGTCCCTTCACGCTATACAAGTACCCCGCATCTCGGAGCCAATCAGCAAACTCACGAACGAAACTGTTGGTCCTGCTCATGATGGTCCATGATCCCTCATGTAAGGGAACTGTGTCCAAAGTAAGGTGATACTCGACCCTGCCTTCCTCTTCCCGTGGATGGAACTCCTTGTGTATACGGTTGTGTATACGCTTCGCCACCTGCTGGGACAGAGCGTGGATCCGCTTGGGCAATCGATACGACTGGCTCAACACCTCGATGTTGTCGGTCAGGGTGATGAACTTCTTAACATCAACGCCCGTCCAACGGTGGATCGCTTGGTCATCGTCCCCCGCATAGATCACCTCGTCCGCATACTCAGACATGTGCTTGACCATGTTCAACTGCAACGGTGTCAGGTCCTGTGCCTCATCGACGATCAGCAGCTTGAACCTTGGGAAGTCCACGGTCATTGCCTTCTGGATCAGGTCCACGAAGTCATACTTCGACTGCAAAGATTTATACAGGTGGGATGCCTGCTCGATTTGGGTCAGCTTCTCAAAGTACAGGTCATAATCTTCGGCCTCGTTGTACTCTTGCTCCAGTGAAACCTCACGATACCGAGCGCGATCTATGATCTGCACATACTTGCTACCGCTGCCACCCACGTCAGCAATCAGGATGCCGTCGTCTGGGTTGGTCTTGTCGACCCCAGCAAACGAGATACCGAGGTTGCGACCGAGCGCATTCCAGTCTTCCTTGTCCATCATGTTGGTACGGTTCAGACCCAAGGCGCGGAAGGCTATTGAATGCAGGGTGCGGAAGTAGGATAGCTGTTTGATGTTCAGTCCGAACTCATCGAGCGTTCTCTCCACCGCCTCTTGAATGGCCTTGCGTGTAAACGAAACGAAGGCAATCTCTTCAGGGCGCACACCATCAGACAACGCACCGCGTATCCTTTGGATCAGAGTGTAGGTTTTGCCGCAGCCTGGGGGGCCGAGGATCAAAAGATCATTCGTCATTTTTACCCCGTGGACGTGCAGCCAACCAGTCCACTACCTCTTGTTCTACCCAACGACTTGCGCTGTTTCTCGCACCGCTCTCCTCACCTAGAATGATAGGCTTCGGGAACGTACCCTCGCTTACCCACTTGTAGATGGTAGACTTAGAGACATTCAGCCACTCGCTGATCTCTGCGACACGCATCAGCTTGTTCTCAGAATGGAATGTCATTTGCAAACTCCTGTGTGTTTATTTCTATTTCTTGACCTTCGAAGGCTGGCACCCACCAAACCCGTAGCGTAGACCTTGTGCCGTCTGGCTTCTTGATCGCTTGGTGCCCGTGGCAATCTTGTTGTCCACCGTTCAGTTCTTTCAATCGTTCTTGCACCTCGGCCCTTGTGTATTCGTTGAAGCCTCGGTTCTTTAGGAACTGCATGATCCCTCCGATGGTGAACTTGGTTAGGCCACCCTCGGTCCATGGCTTGCCCATCTCCATTTCCTCTGGGGCCATGGCCTTGATGCGGCTGGTGCAATAGACTTTGAGTAGTTCCTTGAACTGACCCTTGATCGTCATCTCTTCTGGTACTTCTTGTTTCACTGACTTGCTCATCAGTTCGTTGACCAGTTGCTGCCACTTCTGTGGCTTCATGGTTGGCGGCATCATACTGAGTTGGTCCATGCACTGTCGCTGCCAGAGGTTCTGGTTTTGCAGTTGCTCGGTCGTCAGTTGCATCCGCTGCCCATCGACGTCCATGAAATACAAACGCGGTTCGGATAGTACGATAGTCAGACCACCCACGTTTGGCATGTCAGGTGCTTGGTTCCCGACACCATATGGTCTGGTCTTGCAGATGTTCTTGTCGCAGAAATCTTTCAGCGGACAGGTGTCACACTGGTAGAAGTACGTCGGCTTCTTCTCCAAAGACTTCTGGATGTTCACGATCTCTGTCGCTTCGAGCGCAGGTTCGCAAAGCATTCGGTTGTATTCTTCGTGATGCTTCTTCCAATCGTCGGGCCACTTCAATCGGCAGTACACACCCACAGCAAACATTGTGATGTTGCGGTTGTCGGTGATCTTGCCTTGGCTTGCCATTACTTCAAGGCAATAAGGTCCATCTGTGAAATACTTTCGCTCCCCACCAAACTGTAGTTTGTCCAGTTCGGCTGCGCTAACTCTGCATTTTTCTACAGCGTCAACAAATTCTTTGAGGCTCATTGCTTCGCCCTTCTTATCCATGGCGTAACGTGTAGTAATCTCACCGCCATAATAGGGCATGTTGATGTAGTTCCCCACATCACCACGGTCAGCTAGGATCTGATCTTGCTTTGGAAATATCTCGCAACCGCTATGACCAAGAGCAATCGACATCTCTGTCAGGTACTCGCGTATCAGCGCAGCAGGTTCCCAGTCTTTGAGGAACAAGAACAGGTGAGCACCACCTGACTTTGAGCGGCACAGGATAAGCGGCATCTTCATAGCATGAACCTTCTTGTTCAATGCCTGTAAATCCAGATCGTATGTATCAATATCCAACGCCCCAAACTTGCACATGTTTTTTGAGTTGATTGGAATCGAACCTACGCCTAACCCGCCGTCGATGTGTGCCTGTACTTTTTCTTCGTCCAACGTTTGATGGACCACGCGACTTTTTGATTCGGTCTTACCGTTTCTCCCCACGCGACCCACCACAGTTGTCCCATGTGCCGCAGACGATCCTTCGAATGCTGCTAACAATCTTTTTGCATCGGACATGCTTGGCTCCTGTTGAGGTTAAGTGGGGGAAGACATCGGACGTGGTGCGCCCACGGTCACACAAAACGTCAACCCCCTTTGAGGCTACTTAGAACGGAAATTCATCCCGCGCTTGAACATCACCCTGGTCTCGATCACCAGTCTGATGCTCATCTTGAGCCTTAACCTCACCAGCCATGATGCTCTCGCGGAACGTCTTGGCCTCTAGGAATAGATCGCGATCTTGTACCATGCCTACCTTTTGCACGGCGTAGTTCGCATAGGTTTCGTTGCGACGGTTGGTCTCGTCGACAGTCGTTAGTTTCCAGACGGTGCTGTAGATCGGAAGGATCTGTAGCTGTCCAGTCTTAGGGTTCTTCGCTTTGTTCATAGCGATCTGTGTCTTCCAACGCTTGGACACTTTCATCTGCGTCACCTTCATGTCGATGACCGCAGGTTCGTAGCCACCCTCGTCGTCCAATACCAAACAGTAATACTGGTCGGACTTCACAACCTGATTGCCTTTCGGCAGGATGTCTTGTGTCCCGTCCTTGGTTGTGCGTGTGAGGATTGGATCGGCTGGATCGATCTCACCCATGAACCCACCACCGTTCTCACGGGTGACGAACTCAAGGTACTTGGTTTGCTGGAAGCATGGGATAACATCCACACCTGTCTCCCCGTCATACGTCTTGTGTGTCAGGGTGTTGAACATATCGCCAGACGAAAGACCTGCGATGTACTTCGCATCTTTCTTGTTTAGTTCAGGCGACATCTGTTGTGCCAAGCGGATGAACGGTATCTGTAGTTCGCTTGCTTCGAACACGGCACCATCACCTGCGGACGCGAAGATGTCGTCCATGACATCGGTGCTTAACTCTGCATTTTTCTTTGTTGCAACTGCGGTAGCCATTACTGGTCCCCCTTCT